TATCGTTGTATTCACTAAATAATCACTCCTTTTATTTAATATATGTATATTCTACCAGGTTTGATGACATTTGTACAGTGTTATTTTGCAGAAACATGCATGTTTTTGTGACTGGTGGAGCTGATAGGGTTCGAACCTACGACCTACTGGATGCAAACCAGTCGCTCTCCCAACTGAGCTACAGCCCCTACTTTATCTTAGAAAAGTTTCTATCTTTAAAGAACTCTATTTTAGATCTAAATTTATTCTCTAAAACATCGCCTTTATGGGATATAATGAATACATTAGAACCATCCTCTAGCGTATCCAATATTTTTGTAAGGTTATCAATACCGTCCATATCTAAACTTGAATCAAATGTTTCGTCCAATACTAATAGATTGGTCGATGCACTATTTTTCATTTTAGCTATTTGTCTCCAAGTAAACAGTAAAGCCAAATCAATTCTTTGTTTCTCACCTTCACTAAATGATGCATAATTAAATGTATCCCTGTGTCGTGATCTAATTGTTTCGCTAAAGTTTTCGTCTAAATGGAATGCTACAAAGAAATCTAACACTTGCAGATACTGGTTAATTAAACGATTCATCACTGGTAAATATTGCTTGATTACTTTCGTTTTAATACCAGTATCTTTCAGCATTTCCCCTATAACTTCGTTATAAGTTCTTTCCTCTACATAAGCTAATTTTTTTTCGGTTACCTTTTCTTTATTCTTTCTGAGTTGTGTCATTTCTTTTTTAGCAGTAGAAACATCACCACTCTGATTTTGTAAACCATCAATCTCTTTTTGAGTTTTACCAATTTCTTTTTGTAATAGAGCAACCTTTTCATTATTAGAATTAATTCTTTGTTGTTTCTGTCTTAGTTGATTTAGGTTATTTAGTATTTCTTTACCTTCTTTTTCTAAGATATTAACTTCTTTTACTAATTGTGTTTGTTGGTCTTGTACATCTTTTGCTTTAATTTTAAGTAAATCTAGCTTTGTTGTTTTAATCTCTGCAGATATTTCTTGTTCGCATGTTGGACAAGTGTCGTTATCTTCAAAGAATCTAGCATCTTGCACTAAGGATTTAATTTTACTAGTGAAATCCTTTTCATATGCTTTCATGTCTGACATTTTATCGCCAAAGTATTTGTATTCCTTTTCTTCGCCAGAAATCATTGTTTGTAGGTTTTTACCTAACTCTGTTGACTCATCAAAAATATCTTTAATCTCTTTTTTGTGTATATTAATTGATTCTCTTTTCTTTTCAATTTGGTCATTATTCAGTGATTGGAGATCTTTTATGTATTTGGATTGACCATCAATTTTTGTTTTATATAAATCAATATTATGATTAATGTCAATTAGATCTTCTTTAATCTTGGCATTTCTCTCTTTTAATAACTGATTCATTTTGGAGAATATATTGATGTCCAAAAGATCTTCAATTACTGAACGTCTAGACCATGCAGGTAATTGCATAAAAGGAATGAATGAGCTACTTCCTAATACAACAACCTGATGAAATGATTTGTGGTTTAATTTGAGAATATTACTTTCTAAATATTTTTGGTAATCTCTTACGTTAGAAGCCTGGTTAATCATATTACCATTCTGCCAAATCTCAAACTTAGTTGGTTTTATGGCTCTTACAATTTTAAATTGAGAACCACCAATTTCAAACTCAACTTGTACTTCAGTTTGCTTTTTATTAATAGAATTCATTAATTGCTTTTTATTGATATCCCTATGTGGTTTACCAAATAAGCCAAATGATAACGCATCTAATAATGTAGATTTACCTGCTCCATTCTGACCAACAATAAGTGTTGTCGGCGATTTGTCTAGTCTTATAGTTATTGGATCGTTTCCAGTGGATAAAAAATTCTTCCACGAAACGGATTTAAATTGTATCATACTACCTCGAGGTTTTGTGCTTCAGTATAGAGTTTTCTTAACTCAACCTTTATATGTTCTTTATCTAAATCTGTGTCAACAGCTTCGACATATGAATCTAGAAGTACAGTAGTATCCTCAAGTGAAATTTTCTCGTCTTCAACGCTATCACCTAGATACTCTTCAAATGATTCTGCAATCTTTAATTCGTATGTATTTACATTTTGTAACTTATCCACAAATTTATCAAACATGTATAAGTCATTCTTGTTTATTACAATGAGTTTAATGAATTTATTTTCAAATTGACTCATGTCAATATCATCATAATTTACTTTAGTGTCGTCGTATATTACCTTTTTAAACATAGTAATAGGATTACGCACTGGTTCTATTTCTCTTGTTTCTGTATCTAATACATGAAAGTACTTAGGGTCATCTACATCAGCCCAAGTAAATTCCATTTGTGAACCAAGATAATGAACATTTCCTTGTGATGACTTGGTATGAAAATGGCCTGATAAAACAGTTTCAAACCTAGCAAAAACATCTGCACTCATTCCGTGTGGATTGGGTACTCCTGCCATCATATCAAATCCTTTAAGCTCTAAATGAGCACCTAAAATAGATGCATTACATTTCATAGCCCATTTGGTATACTCTTCGTAATTAGAATTATTAATCCAAGGGATTACTGCTACCTTACAGCCATCATAATCTAACACCTTAGGTTTCATAATAATATTTACATTACTAGTAAAATAACCAAGCAACTCTTTTAATGAGCATAGTTCGTTTGTATTCTTAAAGTAAACATCATGATTACCAGGTATAATATCCATAGTAATTCCTTCGTCACGCATAGGCTCAAGGAAATGCTTACGATTAGCATTGAGTGCTTTAAAGTTTACAAATTTTCTATGTTCATAATAGTCGCCTAAATGTAAAATTTGTGTTATGTTATGTTCTTTTAAATAAGGAAAAAAGACCTCAGTATAAAAGCGTTCTTGATATTTAAGAAAGATATCACTAGAATTTCTTACACCACAGTGGGTGTCATTTAATATAGCTACCTTCATCTCATAAACAGCTCTAGTTTTTCACGAGCCTTTTCCTTTTTAGCAAAATCTTTAATCTTAGTATCTTTTGTTCTTACTTGTTGAATCCTTTGCTTTAATGTATCGACATAAGCCATAGTTTCTGCTGCCATATCGCCATCCATACCAGCTTCAACAAATTCCTCAATACCCATTTTTTCGATGAATCTAAATTTGATATCTTGTTGCTTTTTCTCTTTAGTGATTCTTCTGATAAAAGCAAAATAACAGATTTGTGTGAAATAAGAAAATGCGTTTGGTTTACCAGTTCTGGTTGCAGTTTCTAAGTTATAGTTTCCTATTGCTCTCAAACAGTTTTCGACGGCATCCATAACCATTTCTTCACGATAAGTATACCTCACGAAGTTCGGTCTATGGGATAGGCCTTCTGCGATTTTAATAAAACATCTAGCTATATAATCGGTGACCTTTGGAATTGGTTGATCTTTAGCTTCTGCTTCATTCTTTTCACGTACATAATCGACAACGGCAAGAGAGAATTCTTTGTTGTTAATGTAATGTGCTTTATTTTTACTCATTAATATTCTCCATAATTATTAGTATTATACCATAGTTTTAGCTAAATGTACAGGGTTAATTAAATTGAATTCATTTGCAGAAAACACTGTACAGAACGCATTTTATATGATATAATAATATAGCATACCGGGGAGGGAATAATATAGACTAATGTATGGTCTCTGGTTTAGATTCCAATTCAGGTTCTTCATAATATTCATCCTCTTCAGTGTGCCTATTCATTAACATATCGCGATATTTATCAATCAACTCAGAATCTGACTGTATTTGTACCTCTGGCTGATCTTTACTTAACACGAAGTTAATGTAGTTCTGTTGAACGCTTTCATCTATTCTAGTTGAAGCGATAACTCTATTTTTAAAAATTTTAAATAAGGAAGACTTAGTAAATGGAAACCATGGAGTCAATGAATAGTTTCCTAACATATTCTGATTGACAAGAACAGGTCTCTCTACCAAATAATTATCTGGATTATTCTGATTAATGAGTGCCAATATCTCATCGCCATTAATCATTTTTATATGTCTAATATCTAATTTATCTTCCATACTACTATTTATATGCTTATCTCATGTATCTCGTACTTAAACTTTTCTTTACTGTATATCTTAATTCTTACGGCTGCATGCTGTAGAGTATAATTCTTTTTAGATTTATAGTGTAAGTCATCAGCTATATCAAATACTTGTGTATCTTTCCCGTCCTTCGTTTTTCTCAATCCTCTTCCGATACTTTGGAGAACCCTAATTTGAGACTTACTTGGTGAAGCAAAAATGATGTTATGTAAACGCTTAATATTAATACCTGTAGAAAAAGTGCCCATACTAGCAACAATAATTGCATCGTTTTCCTGTTCCGTAATTTCGCGTATTTGCTCTCTAGTGTCAACATCTGTTTCTCCTGATACATAAAACAGCTTCCGAGATTTACGGCCATTAACTCCAAGTTTATCAGATAACATAGTATGTAATGGCTTACCGTGTTTCTCTACAAACTGAAATAAAATAAGTGTATTACCATCTTGGTCAAGTGCAAGGTTTGATATGAAATTATTTCTTGGAGTATACTTAACAATAAAATCAATTTCTTCCTGGTATTTACTCTTAGCTACTTGTCTGCATATTTCTTCTTTATATTTTAAAAGTAATATTTTAATGTCTAAATCAGCTAATGCCTTATTATCTATAAGTTCCTTAGTCGTAGTGACCTTATAAACTGGTCCAAATAATCCTTCTAATACTAACTGATGTGTTTGTGTTCCATCAAGTGTACCAGTAGTTCCTATCCTATATTGTGCTTCTGTACATTTTTCTAATATAGCTGTAAGTGATTTAGCTTTAAAATTGTGAGCCTCATCACCAATAACCATACCATATCTTTGGAACCATTCGTGTCTTTCTTTATATACTGATTGCCATGTAGTTATAGTAACCCTTTCCTTAAAGTTATATTTTTCTTTACCTGAGTAAATTTTATGGCATTCTTTTGAGGCCTCCCAATCATCAAATTGAGAATAGTCAGCAAAATCAGAATACATCTGCTCAACTAGTGATGTTGTAGGGACAATTATTAATACATCGTTATCATACATTTCCAGGTAATATCTTAACGCTAAATATATGATTAAACTCTTTCCAGATGCAGTAGGTGATAGTAGAAGGCTTTTAGTTTTCGAAAGCAAGAGCGAGAGTGCCGTAAGTTGGTAATCGCGAGGGGTTATACCCTCTCCGTTCACGCTAAGCCGTATTTCACTTAAAAAGGCATCTAGGTCGTGGTCAAGGACCGTGTCAGGCCTTCCATAGAAGGCATCGTTATCGACCAAAATGTTATAATTTCTTACATCTGCAAATTCCTTAAGATACTCAAATAAACCTGTATATAATACCTTCTTTCTTAGGTCATATAACCGTATTTTGCCATCCCACATACGATTACGATATGCTGGCATGAACTTATATCCAGGTACATAGAAACAAAAGTGTTCTGATAACTCTTGTTCTATGCTAGGCTCGGCTCTTATTTCTAAGAATGCCTCGTTCTTTTTCTTTACTTTAATATCCAAGTTCTTTCAATCTTTCTTTAGTAGTATGTACATCATTGCACAAATAACTATTTATATACCAATTTATAAAATCAATAGCGTATGGTTCGTCGTACCAATCTAGGTTATTTACTAATCCTTTTAATTCTGTAAGTGATTGCAATTTATGTGTAGCCCAATGGTATTCTGGCCATCC